GGCAAGGGCTGTAGCCTCTTACTCCCGGTTCGTAGTGATGTAGGCATTCAAATCCGCTCTGGTTCCCGGTCTGCCGAATATCGTATATCCGACAGCCTCACCGACTTTCTTCTCCTGATAACAGAGGACCAGTGCCTTTGCATTCATGCACATATCATAAAACTGCTGGTGGCCGGTCTCCGGATCAAACAGCTGATACTCCGGCTCCTTCCATGTCATTTTCCCCTGCGTGTCGTAGAACTTCTCGTAGCCGGAAAAATAAGTCGGCGGATTGGCAATAACCAACGCATGAGGATCATCCAGTACCTCTTGCAGATGCACCCACATATCCAGAGGGCGGTAACTCATTCCTTTTAGCAGATTCCTGATAACTTCTATCTGCCGGTTGATGCTGTCGATATGTTCCTGCCGTCTGAGGCGTAGGTCTGTGAGCATCTGATAGAAATAATCATTGCCCGCATTCTTTGAAGTACGGAGATATAACTGAGCATACAATGCGGTTGCAGGGTCCAGCAACTCCGAATCCTCAAATCCTTGTGCGTGGATTTCCAGAGGCTCCAATGACTGCCCTGTAATCGCATACCCAAGCACCGTAGACATCATATTGACATCGCTTGTTTCAATCTGCTCTGCCTTAAACCCATTCTGCGCTGCCAGATTTGCCATAGCGAATGTTCCCGCACAAGGCTCTACGAACCTGGTATATCCTGATTGTGCTGCTGTTTCAATCAGTTTCACAAGAAAGCGTTGCTCTGGTGTTCCCAGGCACCCCAAGAACATTGCTCCCGGATTCATAAAAAATGCCATTTGCCTGTCTCTCCTTCCTTTTTTGTTAAAACCAAACAAAAACCGAGGCGGTACCCCTGATATAACCCCGGGGATTTTTGATACCGTCTCGGCAGATTGCATAAAAAAGGCACCGTACTCACTGAATACGATGCCGTTGTTGTTGGACCGGAACCCTGCAATGAGCAGGAGCTCTCCCCTGGGAGGGGAACGTGTTGCTTACACCAATTCCGGATGATATGTTAAAAACCTGCCATACCGAATAAACTCATTTGCTGGTAGCCGCTATCCTTTTTCACTACCTCTTTGGCAGGCTGCTTACTGTCTGTTCTCGCCTTCTTCTTTTCCTTTGGAGGCGTCTGATCGGGCAGTTCCCTGATTTCTTCTCCCGTGTTCTCCGCCCACCATTCTGCAAATACTGTTCTGTGGCACCAATCTTCTGGTACCCTCACATCTTCGTAGCACAGCAGTACCAGGTCTTTTCCTTCGCTTTGCGCCCTTTGGTCCAGACGATTAACCATGCTGATGATCTTCTCCGTACCAATCCCTTCCAGCTTGCCGTAATATGCAGGCTTGAAGCTCTCCAAATCCATATTCAGCATATATCCCTTTGGAGCCAGGGAGTAGCACTGCTCCCTCAGCGTATATCCCATGGAGAACTTCGGCTGTCCTATGCTGATTCCCACCGGATAATACTTGTCATTCTGCAACTCTTTGTTGCTGTATCTGCTTACCCATATCGCCATTTCAATCACTCCTTCAGACTGTATTTCCATACTTTAATTATACTATACGGACGGTTCTAAGTACACTGAAATAGCCTTATTTAACCGATTGTTTACAATTTCTCCGGGCTTTGTGGCGGGCCTTTTGACCCTCCCTCCTGCCTGTTCGGAAAGAAAAACAACTGGCTATTTTTTAGGGGTGACATATGGGCTATTGGCTGATTACCATATTACCATTGAGAATTTCTAATGTAAACCTACTCTTTTTCTACCTGCGCTTTATATGGCCGCAGGGAGCGTTCAAATCATATCCCAAGCAGGTAAATAGCCACTATTCCGCACGCTATCCCTAAATCCTTATAAACCGTCTTATCGCTTACCTTTTCTACCTGCGAAATTTCCTGTACCGAATATTCTCTATCCTCCAGATACATCATGCTCAGCTCCCTATATCGGCGCTTTGCCTCTTCACTTCCGGACCTTTCGCACTCTTCCCGGTACATTTCAGTCGCTTTTTCTATGCGGTAGATGCAATATAAATCCTCCTGCCTCCGTTTCTCTTCGTCCTGGATTACCCTCTCAGACTTGCTTACTGCCTCCCTTGCGCTCCCCATGAGATCCTGTATGAATTTCCACCTGAGTTCAGATTTTTCTTCCTCTGTGAACTCTGCCTCGTCTGACAGCGTAGCTTTCATCCTCCGGTATGAGCTGAGCATCTTTTTGGTTTTCTTGACCTTGTTCTCTTCCCTGGCCCTTTTCTTCTCTGCCTTTACCTGCTCTGCTCTAAATGTTTGCACCGCCTCTTTCCCTGCTATGGCAGCAATCTGGTTGATCTGCTCCTGCGTCAGAACATACATTGGTATCTTTTTATCCGTTGCCATAATGTCGCCTCCTTGACTTTCTCGCATATGCGAGTTATGATATACTCAGTCACGAGTCGTTCCGTAAAGGGGCGGCTTTTCTTTTTACCTGCGTCTTTTGGTGCAGGTGGCGAAGTGTGATATATAGCCGAATCCTTCCGCATCCCTGCCATCGGTTCTGTCCGCCGCTACTATTTCTCCCTGCGGTGTCACCAGCTTTTCCTCGGCTTTCTTCCCGGCCTCCGGCCTGCGGTAGTTTATAATCTGCGGATTGACCGGCATATTCTTACCTGCCTTTGTCCGAATCCACATAATCTGTTTTCCGCAATATGCACACGTTCCAAACGGATTACCTGACCTCATGGTTTCCTCATTCCTCCTTTCCGACAATCTCTTTCAGCCTGTCCTTGAAACTCTCTACCTCCGTTTCCGGCACATCGACCATTGTTATGATACCTTTCGGTGCCTCCGCTCCCTGGGCGTCCGGCTTTCGCACTATTACAGTGTCGCCTACCTCAACCTTTTCTTTGCTGATGTAGGTATACTCCCTGCCCTGTGGCTCCCCGCCTCTTAAAAACCTCAGTTTCACTAAATTCATCCCTGCAATCCTCCTTATTTTTTCCTGCCTAACTCAATATCCTTCAGCTGTTCCATGTTTATCAGCCTGCAGTCCGGCAGCATTATCAACGGTTCTCCCAACACTACCTCTGTGCCCTCAATGTGCATCTGAGGATAACTCACGATTACCTGGCACTCCTGCGCCATCTGGTAGTTGGAATCGCTGATTATGTTCCGAATACGCTTTACATCAGCGGCAGATGTCCTTTTTCCCTTAACCGGAATCTTCCGGAACTCTGCCTGCATGGCGTTCTGCTCTTTATATATCCTCTCGTACACATACATAAAATTCCGTGCCATTCTACCTCCTTATACTTTTTCAAGCTCCAGCTGTGCATTGATTTCATGCAGGCTTTTCCCAAACCGGTTAAATTCCGTATACGCCACATCCTCCATATGATCCTCCAGGCTCACAAACCGCGACCACACTTCCGGATAACTCCTTTTTATTTCCCGCTGCTCTGCCAGCTTTGCATATTGGCAGAACCAGCATCCGCCTCTTTTTGATAACTCATAACAAGGACTGAGCAATCCGTACTCAATGCACTTCTCCTTTGCCATTTTCTCTGTATAGCCATACTTTTCAAGAAGAGATACACGGTCTTTCTCATTTCTTAGGGATTCCAGCCTCTTCGGTTCATCAATCGCAATCCCTATGTACTGCGTAACCGGCTGAGTGATTTTTCTTATGTATTCAGTTATTGGTTTGATTTTCAAATCCCTCTTAACAGTACATATTCCAACTCCAGGAAAGCCATATCTCTTCCCTCTATTTTCCGTGTGCTTTGTCGGCCTCTCGATTATCCGATTAAACAGATACAGATAATCCATACTGGACCGGACGATTGTAACCTTATATCCCCAACTCTCAAATAATGGCTTTGCCACTTCTTTTACGAAATTGATATGCTGCGGATTCTCACCGCTTATTCCGTTCTGTATATCAAACATCACTTCACAGAATACTATTTCATCCAGCGGCTCACGGTGTTCGTGGGCCAGAATGATGCTTGCTGTACTATCTTTTCCACCGGACCAGCTTACCATAAAGCGCATGAGGGATAGTGCCGAAACACATATCCGCTACCGCTTGACTACCATTAGGCCGCATCCGGCCCGCAAAGGCTTTGGTAATTACATTGGTCGCCGCTCGCCATCCCAATACGTCTAGGTGCTCAGCAACTCCCTCCTGCTCACTTTATTCTCCTGGAGCGCTTTTCTCCAGTATGCTATTTCCGCTTTGTCCGATCTTCTGATAGATTCCTGCAGCATCATCTCACAGTCTGCTATCGCACTCTCGATTTCCTCCAGAGTGGCCTCGCTTTCCTCTCCGCAACATCCGCAGAAATCGTCCCCGTAAAATGCAGAAACAAATTCCCGCTGATCCTGCAGAGCAGTCCTATGCTTTTTCGCCATACTCAATACCTGTTCGCCTTTCTGACCTTTTCAATCTCCGAGAGCGCAGGGGTGTTGACGCATTTCTTCATGCCCTCGTATAATTCCTTCGCTCCCGGATTGCCTCTCTCCACTTCATCTGCCAGGTGGCGCAGGACCAATACAATCAGCCCTGCGTCTGCCTTTGCGTATGGAGATATGGCATTGATGATCTTTTCCGAATAGTGCTGCAGACCTCTTTCCACCAACTTCATAGCCTCCTGCGTTTTACCGCTGGCAATCAGCTTGTTTCCCCGGTCCACATAACTACTCATACGCTCTTTCCCAAATGCCATGATTTCCTCCTATTCCTCCGGACCATCCTCCGGCTCTTCGTAGCCGTAGCCATCGTCCTCTCCATTTTCCGGCTCTTCTTCGCCCAAGAGTTCATCCGTGATGTCCTCCAGTCCATCTCCCGGCTCCAGTTCCGGATTGCTTTCGGGTTCTTTGGCCTCCACTACCCTATATTCTCCGTCAATCACTTCTCCGGAATTATCCGGCCCCGGCAGTAACGGAACGCCCTTTCCCTCAACCGCATTAGAACCGGCAGACTCTTTACCCTCGCTTTCCATGTCCTTATCCTGCTGCTGAAAATCCGCATCAAAGATACTCCGCTGTGACGTATTGGCAATCGGTACCAGTTTGAATATCCCGGTATCTTCATCCATCACCAGCTCCATTTCATTGTTGAAAGAGCCGGATTTCTCGTCATTGATTTTTACAGCTGATGTCACCTTATGCTTGAACTGAGGTTTGCTGATTTCTCTTGATTCACCCTTAATATCCGGATCATAGTTCGGGATAAACTCCTTTACCATAGTGACATCAATTTTCAGTGTCATGCTGCCCTCGTTGGTGCCTTTCTCCTGCATATTCCCGATAAGCCTCTGCAGGACGAAATTCATATCCTTTTTCATTTCCTCAAAGGTATCGCTGTCAAAATCCAGCCTCTTTTCAAAATCTTCGCTCATTACTTAATCCTCCCGTATTCGATATTGTTCTCTTTCATAAAATCGATCAATTTCTGCAGCTGCGCCCTGGTACCAACTGCACAGAATTTTGTGCGATACCTCTTCTCTTCCTGCTTAGGCTCGAATGGATCAACCGCCACAGATGCCTGCTGCCCAGCACTCTGGATAGTTTCCGCCACTGCAGGCTCCGATCCGCTTTCCCACGGAATCGTTCCGTTTTTTGCCCCGTTTGATACGCTTTGGGCCGGTTCAGTTACACTTTCCTGGCTTTCGGTCACATTTTCCAGCTGTTCGGTTACGATTTCCTGCTGTTTACTTGCAGATTCCTGCTCTGCTCTCTTCTGAGCCTCCAGCGCTTTTCTCTGCTCTTCCTCGGCTTTGGCCCTTTCCTCTTCTGCCTTGCGGCGTTCCTCAGCCAGACGTTTCCTTTCAGCCTCTTCCTCTGCCTTGCGCCTCTTTTCAGCCTCCAGCTTTTCCTCCAGGTCAGACAGCCGCTTATTCTCTGCCAGTGCTTTGCTGAGGTCCAGAGTCTTTATGTATACATCCTTTGCGTTCAGCTTGTACTTGCTCTCCAGGCTGTCGATTGTCTCCAGGTCAGTGCGGACCTTTTCAACCTTTGCCTTTACCTCAGTCTGCGCCGTAGCCAGCTTATAGGTCTGATTGAGATACCGGATGTCGAACACCCTCTCAAAAGACAGAACATCCGCCAGATCCCCGATTACTTCATCATAGGATTTCTGGATGCTCTTTTTCTTTTCCTCTTTCTGCTGGTCCTCAAACGCCTTTACCTGCCTGTCAATGATGCCTACCGGCTCCTGGATCAGTGCCAGAATCTCTTTCAGCTCCGCCTCGAACACTTCATACGGCTCATTGATGATTTTCTTAACCATCTTCCGGCGTTCCTCTATGGCTTTTGTCAGCTTATTCAGCTCTGCCCGGTCCGCCTTTGCCTGTTTCATGTTGTCCTCCGTGTAGACAACATTCTGGTATGCGGCTATCTTATGCCTTACAACCGCCTCCAACTCTTCCTTGTTCCACTTAATTACCCGGAGGAAACCATCCTCCGTAGGGTTTATTAACCGGAACTCCATCTTTTCCGGCTGCGTCACAGCTACTTCGCTCACAACCTCCGCCTCCACCGTTTCCGGTGCCGCTTTCTTTCTTCCTGCCATCTGTCTACCTCCTATATTTGATCTGCTCCTATTACCCGGATTGATACATCCACCCTCGGATTCTCCGAATAGAACTTCCTTACCTGTGCATCCACAACCGCCGAATCATCACGGTATGCCACCTTATTCAAGCTGTCGCAGACAATCTTCCCGATATTATCCCAATCCGGCTTTTTTGTTGGCCGGATTTTATGCTCCAGCATGGCTTTCCGTTTTTTCTTGCTGGTGGATTTCGGAATCTCATAGTAAGCGATAATCCTCACATCCAGCATAGCATCCTCGCTGAACATTTTCCCTTTCGCCGCCTGCTGATACATCAGCTTGACAAAATTTTCATAGCTCACCGTCTCGTCTGGGGTATAGGTCTTTACATACTGCCCTGCTCTGGAGAACTTCGGCCTCTGCTTTCCGAATGGCTGGCCCGGTACTGAGAACTTAATCTGCCGCATAGCATCATCCTCCGCAATGTTATCCATACTGCCTCCTATTCTCCGCCAGCGGTATTACCTGCCTCAGTATCACGATAAATCTTCAAGTAATAATCCATCTGTTTTCCTGTCGGTGTCGCCTTTCTCTTCCCTGGTCCCACGGTATATCCATTCTCATGCAGAATTGCCGTAACCGTCTTTCTGTCCTCCAGCTTATTGATGCTGAGTTCCGCTACTTTTTCCAATGCCATATTGTCATCCCTCCATTAACTTTTTCATTTCATCAAACCGCTTTGCCGCCTCTTTCTCCCTCCATGACCTGCCAGGCACTCTCACCGGGAAACACATTTCAAATATCCTGTCGTATATCCGCTTATACCGAATGTCCGTATTCTCCTGCATTTCCTTTACTGTCATATTCGTGGTAAGGATCAGCGGCTTTCCTGCCCGATATCTGCTGTCAATGATGTTATAAACTTTTTCCAGGGCATAGTCTGTATTTCTCTCTGTGCCCAAATCATCAATTATCAGCAGCCTGGCATCGTTCAGCCGGTTCATAAAAATCTTTTCTTCTTCCGGATTCCCCTGGATGTTCTGCAGGATTTTCACAAACGAAGTCATGATTACCGGAACCATCCGATCAATAAGCTCGTTTGCAATGCAGGCAGCTGTAAAGCTCTTCCCCGTTCCTACCGTTCCCCATAGCAATATGCCCTGTCTTTTCTCGTACATTTCCTCAAACCGTTCCACATACTTCTCTGCCAAAGCATAAACTTTCTGGTTATCCTGGTCTTTCTGGAATGAGCACAAGCGCACTTCCCGCAATTTATCATCTATCAGACTGCTGTTTTTCAGACGCTCTATGCGTTCCATAGCCTTTCGCTTTTTCTCTGCCTCTTCCCTGCGTTTATTTTCCTCAACCTGGCATTTGCAGAGGCATCTTACCACTATTTCCTTTCCGTCAGTAAAATCTGAGGCCGGAAGTCTGGTCTGCTTTTTGCCTCTGCACTTTCCGCAATGCAGAAGTCCATCATCGCCTATGTAGTCTCCTTCATCTGTCCGTACCTCTACGGTGTCCTGCGGAAGTTTCACTATCTCCCCCAGCTTTACCGGTTCACCAATCATATACATCACCCCTTCCGAAACGGATTCTCGTCGTCTGTGACTTCCATACTGGCCTGTGGAGCGTTTTTAGGAAGATAATCAAGGAATGGTGTTGCCTCCCCTAAAAAGGTCTTTCCGTGCTTGATATACTTCTCTTCCGTCCTATCTCTCCTGCACTGATCCGCATAATTTTTAGCCGCCTCTAACAGCTGTTCATGAGAGAATCCATCCTCCAGCCTCGCTTTATACTTTTTGTACGCCTGCGCCTTGTCTGCTTTCCTGGGGTAAACGCTCCAGAACTCTTCAAAATCCGTTGAATAATTACTGATTGCCTTTCTCGACTTCGGCTCCGGGCTTTGAGCCTCCGGGAGAGCAGGGATATTTTCCTCCGGTTCTCCCAAAAGTGCTTTTTCATTTTTGACCCGGTTGTAATACTCTCTCTGCCGGTCCGCCTCCGTTGAGGACTTCCCTATATAATTCTGAATATCCATCATGTAGATAGCCCCGTTATCCAGAACCTCAATCAGTTCCAGCTTTCGGAATGTCTCCAGCGCCTTTTCCACGGTACCTACCTGATGTCCTACCAGGGTGGCAAGTATCTCTGGTGTGTACGGTATCACATTTCTATACATCAGCCGGCCCTCATTCCTCAGGCTTTTCAGATAGAGTTTCAAGATGATATTACTGTACAT